GCCGAAGCCCACCGAGCAATGATGGATTACTTTTCAAAAGAAGGAGATAGCAAGGGATGAACATCATCACAGACATGCCGCAAATCAGACTCTTGATTGGCATCGCACAAGACAATCCGAGTTCCTATCCTGGTGAAATCATTGATGAATGGATTTCACGGCTCGATGAAGCAGACTATAATGAGGAACAAAAAGATGAAAATAAGACTATCCCACTCAGCACTTGAGGAATACCTAACCTGCGAGAGGAAGTTCGAACTTAATCGGCTTCTGGAATCCCATCAGGGAACAAGAACCAATGAGCATTTCGCTTTCGGACATGCTTATGAAGCAGGATGCACAACCTATATTCTAACGGGTTCCCAAGACAGAGCTGTATGGGATGCTTACTTGGCATATCACGGGATAGAGGATGACGTAATCTGCATTCCAGAAACCGCCAAGAAGAACGAAATGGTGGCGACAAACCTAGTCCTTGCATCGATGTATAATCTCGACACGATGATGGAAGAATGGGAGATCGCCACATTTCAGGGCAAGCCAGCAGTACAGCTTTCCTTTCGGATCGACATCGATGATATGTTTTATTACGTAGGATATGTCGATCTTGTAATGAGGAATCGCTATAGTGGAAAGTACATGGTCAAGGATTTCAAAACAACAGGACTCCAGCTCCTAACTCTTGATCCTCTGTACGCGAACAGTCCTCAGCTCATTGGCTATAGTATCGTCATTGATTCTGTAGTCGGGAAGGAGAATAGTGATTATGACGTAGGTTATTTCGTCGGCCAGCTAGGCGCAGGTAATGGTTTCCAGCCAAAGATCCATGACCTACTTTTCACCAAGAGCCTAAAAGATAGGCTTAATTTCTTCATCACCCTTGGAATGGATGTGGAACGGATGCGGCGCCAGCTTGACATGGGAATCTTTCCACAGCGTTTGGCTGGCTGCATAAAGTATAACAAGCCATGTTTCCATTTCGGTGGGTGCGGACTCCATTCTCTCGACAGGAGGAAAGTTCAGGAAGAAGACACAAATGCATATCAATTCACGTTCAAGCTGGAAGATTTGATTCAAGATCACTTGGAAAGGATTATGGAATGAACACGCAAAGCAGGAAATATCAAAAAGCAGTAGAGTATCTTTATAGCATTGGGATGAACGTCCAATATCGCTTCATCAACGGAGATAAAGTATGGAATCCAGCTACTGGGCCCTCCTTCCTTTGGGATTTTGCAGAGTATCGTATCAAACCAAGCGAGCTGAAACACGAGGTTAAATTCGCAAAAACTATTCTGAGGGCACGGAAATGGAAACACAAGTAACAGCAAACGGCAACATCAAGGAAGCACAAGCAACCGTCGATAAGGCTATCGGAAGGGTAGAAACTATGCTCTCAGAAAGGGAAAAAACGCATGGTAATTTCCGAGACCATGCAAGATGCACACAAAGACTGAAATCAGTTCTGCGTGATGAGCTGGAAATCGTAGGAAAGACCCTTTCGATGGAACAACAAGAAGCTCTGGATATGATCTTTCATAAAATCGGAAGGATGGTTGCTGGCAATGCTGATTTCATTGATCATTGGGACGACTCGGCAGGGTATTCTACGCTAGTGGCCAAAATTCTTAGGGGAGAGCTGTGAATGGACATGCTAGCTCTTAAAAAAGCACGAGAGAAGGAAAGTGGTAGTCACGCAATCCTAATCTACGGCGATAGTGGTTCAGGAAAGACTCGCTTCGCAGCCACAGCGGCCATGATTCCGGAGATTAGGAAAATCGTCTGGCTGGACCTAGAGAATGGCAAAGATACAATTCTCTCAATGGGACTTTCTGACGCCGCGCTGCAGAAAATCCAACTCTTTAGCATGTTGGACACAAGGAAAGATCCGTTCGTAATGAACGCAATTCTCAGAATGTTCAGCAGCGCACAGGATGTTCCCATCTGCGAGGCTCACGGAAAGATGAACTGTGTGAAATGTATGCAAGAAAAAGCAGCATTCCAACAGTTCAATCTGACAAAGCTAACGCACAATGATCTCGTAATCCTAGACAGTGGAAGCCAGCTAACAGATTGCGGAGTTAATGCACTTCTCAAAGGACAGCCAGAGGATGCGATTTTGCAAATCCAAGAATGGGGAACAGTGAATAACTGGTTGAAATCCATTCTTCAGGTTGTCCAAGTAGGAAGGCACACCAACTTCGTTGTATTGACCCACGTTCTCTATGACGAGGAATACACAGGAACCGGGCCGAACAAGCAATTAGTCCGCACAAAGCAGTACCCAATGATCGGAACCAAAACGTTTTCCACTATGGTAGGGAAATACTTTGGAACCATTGTACAACTCGAAATTTCAGGAAGTAAACATAAAGGAGGCTCATCGACTACATATAGACCAAAC